CTCATAACATGCCATTGGTTTACCTTCTACAGTAGTATAGATTAATCTTCTATCACTTTCCACACCATTAACAAGAATGATGTAAATACTACGAGTTGTATCTACATTCGTTTCTTTTACTTTCTCTAATAAGAACTTGTAAGTTGTTTCGTTGAAACTTACTTTTACTGAATTTTGTACTGAATTAGCCATTTTTTATTTGTTTGGTTGACCCATACACCATAAGGTTTTAGTTAAATTGGGGAACACCCCCAACGATTATAAGACAAAGGTACGAAGAATATTCCACATTTCCAAATATTTGTTGATATATTTATCACTTATTTTATAACTGATTGATTTACAATGAGTTATGCTTAACCCGTTGATTATCAATACGTTATGTGGAAATACCCTATTTTTTATCATTTTTCTCATTTATAACAGGAAATTACGAAAAATATTTGAGAATTCCTAATGCTTTTGAAGGAATTATCCACAAGTTATCCACATTTTAGCTAACGTGTTGATTATCAATAACTTACAGTTTAGCAAAAAATATCATATTTGCACTTACCGCTTATCAAGTTATATTACCGCTCATCACATTAGTAAAAAAAGTTCTGATTTTTTTATCGTTTAGTAGAGTAGGTTACTATTTATATATACAAAACTTAAAAAGAATTATGGCAAAAAGATTTACTGACACTGATAAGTGGAAAGATGAATGGTACACAGAGTTACCTAATGATTACAAAATCATTTGGCAGTACCTATTAGATACCTGTGATAATGCTGGTATCTATAAAAGAAATGTTAAGTTACTTAATATTATGTGCAATACTAATGTATCTGATACTGATATATTAAATGCATTCAAACTTAGAGTTACTCCAATCTCTGATGAAAAATGGATAATCAATAAATTTTGTGTATTTCAGTACGGACCTGATTTCTTAGAGAGTAAGAATAAAGCTGTAGTCTCTGTAGTTAATAAACTAATAGAGAACAACCTCTATCAATCCTCTACCAATACCCTATTGATACCCTATCCATCCTCTATCAATACCCTATCTATACCCTATGGATACCCTATCGATACCCCCAAGGAACAAGAACAAGAACAAGAACAAGAACAAGTTAAAGAACAAGAGAAAGAACAGGAACAATATGAATACAGTGAAAGAGCTAAAGGTAATACAAAGAATATAGCAGAGAGATTACTGGATGTATTAATGGATGCTGATTCAGATGATTTGAAATACCATAGAGCAGTAGAAGATTGGAGAGAGTTAGGTGGAATAGAAGGAGTATCAGAATTATTACAATGGGATGAATCACAAAAGAATAATTGGAAGAATAAATTAGAAACAATATACAAAATCAAAACAACATAAAATGAAAACACAAGAAGAATTAAAAGCACAAATCGTAAAAGAGATGGAAGAATTAGAATTCAAACTAATCCCACCAATGGACTTTGAAGTAATAGATGTTTCAGAGATGACCTATGAAGCTCGTAGAGCATACTATCAGAACATTAGTAAGAAAGCATTGGAGATAGAATTTGAAAAAGTAATGAATGAATTCCTTAAAAAATAACAATATGAAAAGCAATCAAATCACATTCAACTTAAAAGACCCAATCAGACAAGTGGAAGGTTGGCCTGAATACTACATCAGTAAAGGTGGTATCCTTTATAGTTGTAAAAGAACCAATAGAGCATTCATTAATGGTGGATTATATCCAATCAAATCCAGATTAAATCCAAGAGGATACCCTGAGATTTCAATGTTTAGAGAAGATGATAATGGTAAGAAGGAAAGAAAGTACTTCCGTATTCATCAGTTAGTTCTAAACAATTGGGCAGATAAACCTAAAGATTTTGCTGATAAAGTTTATGAGTGCAATCATAAGAATGGTATCAAAACTGATAACCGAATTGAGAACTTAGAATGGATGACACGTTCTGAAAATGTAAAGCATGCATACCATGTGTTAGGTAGAGAAAAGTTACTCCGTCCTATTTATTATGATGGAACGTATTATGGTTCTATTATAGAATGTGCTAAGAAGAATGGTTTTAATCAGAAATCTCTTAACACAATCCTATCCAGAGGTTCTACGAAATACAAACGTAAACCTATCGGTTATGCTGGAGATAAATCAGTAATGGGAAAAGTAAACGATTAATTATGAAATGTATATTCCCTTTTGGTAGTTGGTTAGAAAGCCTAATAAATGTAGTAACCTTTGGCTGGGGTAAAGAACTGGCTCATTGGATTGCTTGGACCTTTTTCAAAACGCATGATTGTGGTTGTGATAGAAGGCGAGATAAATTAGATAAGTTCTTTGGATGTGAGGACTTCGGACAAATAAAATTATAATATAATGGATACAATAACAACACAACCGCCCGTACCGGAATCAAAGTACGCACCCTTTACATTAGAGGAGTTTCAAATCATACAAGCGGAGATGAATGCAATAGGTGTATATCTACCATCAGATGCAGGAGCACAAAGAAAGTTATGGCAAAATTGTACGAGAATAAGAGGTAAGGCTGAGAACCAACCTTGCAGCTGTAAATCATCAGCAGGACTATGGGCTAGATGCATTGATGATATAAAACAATTCATCAAAGCAAGAAGCTAATAATGACAGCAGAAGATATACAAAGAGAAAACAATAGAAGGCTGGACATCCTATTCAGAAAGAAGAATGATTGGTTGATGGCATCTGCATATAACATTACTAAGGATAGAGAGGCCGCTGAGGAATTGGTGGCTGAACTCTATTCCTATGTTGCGGAAAGAGGTAATCCTAATATATGGTGGGGTGATGATGAATACAATATGATGTACCTATATTCATTTTTGAAAACACGCTGGATAAATCAAATAAAGCAAAGGGATAGGAATGTACCTCTATCAAACAATTGGGATACGGTAGATGAAGAATACAATGAAGAATTAGATAGCAGAATGCAAAAGTCTTATGATGAGATTGTAAACGAAATTAACGAACTACAAAGAACAAAGATGTGGAGTTCAGCCCGATTAGCAGAATTGTATTTCTTCACACCGGATATGACATTGGATAAGCTAAGTAAAGATATAGGGATTTCTAAGAGTACATCTTTCTTAAACATAAAGAAGATTAAACAACACATCAGATTAACTAAGGAGAATCCCTTCAGGAAGGATTCCTGAGTACCAAGGTTCAACGATAAATACAAAGGTGGATATAGTTGTTATATGTGTATATATTGTTAAATACAATCGATTACAATGGCATTTGAAAAGAACGATAAAAGAATCAATAGAGCAGGTAGACCAGTAGGTGCACTCAATAGAAGTACCGAGCAAATGAAATTAAATCTTGCTAGGGCTACGAACAATACGCTCAACTATCTATCCGAAGATTTGGAGAAGATAAGAAAGAAAGACCCAGAGAAAGCAATTGAACTTGCGTTGAAGCTTATGGAGTACACACTACCTAAGTTAAGTAGAACGGAGATGAGAGCTGAGATTGATACACGCATACACGCAATTAATGTGAATGTAAACCAAAAGATAATAGATGAATCTGGAAGTTAATACAACAATTAGTTACAAACATATCGATGAGTGCCCAACTAGGGTGTGTCATTTGGTGGGTGGTAGTAGAAGTGGTAAAACATACGCTACACTTCAATGGCTTATCGTACAAGCGCTTCAAAACAAAGAGCTGGTAACTATTGTAAGAAAAACAATACCATCGCTTAAAAGGACTGTAATGAAGGATTTTAAGGATGTCATGCAATCAATGGGAATTTGGAATGAAAATGATTTTAATATATCAGATAGAACATACACATTCTTTAATGATTCACAAATACAATTCATCAGTACGGATAATGCAGAGAAGCTAAGAGGTGTTAAATCAAACATACTATGGATAGAAGAAGCATCGGAAGTCGATAGCGAGTCCTACCTTCAGCTCCAAATAAGGACCACCGGAAAGATAATCCTATCGTACAATCCAACTGTATCCCCTTGGCATTGGTTGAGAGAGATGCAAGATTGTAGTAGGTACTTCTCTAGCTACAAAGATAATCCCTACTTAGAACGAAGTGTAATCCGTGCATTGGAGGATTTGAAGAACACCAACCCTAAAGCTTATCAAGTTTATACAAAGGGTGAGTACACAACAAACGATAAAGCAATCTTTGAGTTTGAGCAAGTGGAATGGTTGCCGGATGAAGCAGAGTTTATAGCATGGGGCTTGGATTTTGGATATGCGAATGACCCTAACGCATTAGTTAGTGTATGGAAGATGAATGGTAATGAGCTATACATCTTAGAACATTGCTATGAGAAGGGAATGATTACGGGAGAGATAATTGATATGTTAAGGGCTGCTGTAAAAGATAGAGAGGAGATATGGGCAGATAGTTCCGAACCAAGACTAATAGAAGAAATCAGTAGAGCTGGTTTTAATATCAGACCTGTAACAAAGGGTAAGGATAGCATTAACTTTGGTATAGGAGTATTGCAGAACTATAAGATAAAGATACCTAAGAGTTGTCAGAACTTAGTAAACGAATTCTATTCATACGAATGGGAAACGGATAGGTTCGGTAAGATGTTAGATAAGCCCGTAGATTTCAATAACCACTTATTAGATGCGGCACGCTATGTAGCAATGATGAGGTTATCACACTCTGCAGCAAACAAAGGAAAATACACAATTACAATTAGATAATATGAAAAGATGTATAGTAGTGCAAGGACCTGTTGAACAAAACTCAATAGAACAAATAAGAAAGTGTTGGAAAGGATACGATGTAATCTATTCAACATGGAAAGCATTTGAAGGTACGTTTACAAATGATGAGATAGCAATATACTCACAACTGCCACCAACAACAGGCACATACAATATGAACTATCAAAAGACAAGTACGTTAGCTGGATTAGAATTAGCTAAGAAGATGGGATATGATAGAGCCTTAAAGATGAGAAGTGATATGTGGGTAAAGAACCCTGAAGCACTATTTGAAAAGTTTACTGATGGATACAACACTTTGTTTTGGGTAGACCATAGAGGTGGTTACCTTTCAGATTATTGGATGGAAGATACAGTAGATAACTTACTAACACTATGGGATGTAGTGCCTGAAGGTACACACCCTGAAAGAGTACTAACTGATAGGATAATGGAATTGGGATGGAAGGATAGAATAAATCTATTGGTGGGTGAATTGAATGAGGATGTAGATATTTTTTGGAATACTAGATATGGGCCATATTGGCAACACAACTTAAATAAAGAAACAATATATAAAAACAATACAACATGGAAGAACAATTAGATTTAGACAACCTTACCAAAGCAGATTTTATGGCGATGGCTGAATATGTAGCACACACCGAAGCCATCAATCGTAAACTATTAGAGGATTTGAGAGAAGCTAAAGCATCTCTAGCAGCAACAGTCCATCAAAGGAACTCGCTGAATGCAAGATTACAAAACCTTATGAGTGATAGAATAAACACCATAGATGTATCAGCAATAAAAGCGGAAGTAATTAATACTAACATTGAATTGATGAACCCAGAACAATATAGAGAAAAGAAACAATTTTAATATGATAAAAATTAACAAAGAAAATTGGAGTGTATATTATAAACAAAGATTTATAAGCGAATGGCTATTATTAACATTAGATACCGAACTATTTCAAACGGATGATAGAGGGTGTGTTATATTAGAAGCTATAGAAGAAGTATATAATTGTGTATATTCAGAAGGAGATGGTATTCACACAAGCTATGTAAAGCTATTCAAAAGAAAATAATATGAAGCAAGAGATAAAGATAACAGTACCAACACAATGGTCAGCAATACCATTAAAGAAGTACCTAGCATTACAAAATGATATAAAGGTATATGGAGAGCAAGAAGAAGGATATATAGCCTGTTTAATGCATCACCTATGTGGATTCAATGTAGAGTACCTAACACAATTAGATACTGAAACCTTTACTAATATTAAAAACAATTTAGTAGGGTTTATGGGTAAGACTGAATTACCATTACAAAGGTTTATTAAAATCAATGGAGTGGAGTATGGGTTTGAACCTAACTTATCTAAGATGGCTTATGGAGCTTATTTAGATATAGCTAAGTGGGATACGTTTACCATCAATGAGAATTGGGCTAAGATAATGAGTATCCTATATAGGCCTGTAACATCTAAGACTGGTTCGTTATATGAGATTAAACCATACGATGCGGATACTAATGAGGAGTTATTCTTAGAGGTTGGTATGGATGTTCACTTTGGTGCATTGTTTTTTTTTGTTCGTTTATTAACGGACTTACCGAATTATATCCTGAAATCTTTGATGGACCAGGGGGAGATACCTCACAACATCAAATCAATTTTGGAAAAAAGTGGAAAAATTATTCCACCGTTGTCCAACTGGCGAATGGAGACATTAGAGTAATGGATGAGATTACCAAACTACCATTAGAACAATGTTTGTTATTCTTATCATATCAATCAGATTATAATCAGTTACAAAATCTACTACACAAAGAGGTATTGGCTAAAACCGCAAGGTAATCCACTACATTTTTGTGTTTCGTTGTTAAAAGAATAAAATCATTAGTATATGCCAACTCCAGCTTACTTAGCCCGATTTCAAGCAACATCAGGCGTTTATTTAGGACCTACTAGGGGAAAGAGTTCACCAAAGAACAATCGTAGAGCTTGTTTGTGTATAGGTTCTAACACATATTCACGTAAATGTTGCGATGGAGCATTGATTCAGCAAGGTATTGGACAAACCCAATCACCAGCAGCATTTGCATCAAGAGGTGGATTTAGTGTTGGGTTTTCTGATGGTTTCGATATAGGTACACCTGTTTATTAAAAAAATATAAATTGATATGTCTCAATTAAACAAAACGCAATTACAAAACGAAAACAATAATTCGTTTCCAAATAACAATAGTGGATTTATAACCCCTACGTTACTTCGAACATTCAATACCAATATGATTGATAGTTTGGTGGATGAAGGAACTTTTAATTCTTTTTCACAATCACTATCAGCATCAATTGAAGCATTGGAGCTATTTAGTTCTTCAGTAGATTTGAATTTCGTATCTGCAGCAGAATTAAATGCATCTTCATCTACGCTACAAAACAATATTAATGAGAAGTTATTTACTTCTTCATTCTTAGCGTATTCAGCATCAACTGCTCAAACTATTAATAACATTGATGCGGTTAATGATACTATATTCGGACAATATACTGCATCGATAAATGCATTTAGTGCATCCGTTAATAGTACAACTGGAAGCTTGAATTCTAAAACAGGTTCTTTTGCAACTACTGGTTCTAATAACTTTGTATCACAACAATCGATACAAACAACATTATTAGTAAACGATATTAATACATCAGGTTCTGGTGATATTAGATTACAATTATCAGCAAGTAGAATTATTTTAGACTCAAACCTACCAGCTTTAGTTAGAGGTAATGGATTAATTGTGAGTGGTGGAGCATTAACAACTCCTACTATATCAGAGTATGTGACAAATCAGGGTATATCAATACAAGCAGCAGATGTAAGAGTAACTGGAGATTTAATTGTAACAGGTTCAGTAACAGCATCTTTACAACAGGGATACGCATTAGTGGGTGGAGCTGGTAACGTATCTATATCAGTACCAACATCATCATTCGGTGGTGGAGGAACTGGAGTAGGTTTTCCTTTTAGTGGCTCTGCACAAATTACAGGCTCTATGGGAGTTACTGGTTCGGTTAGTGTATCTGGTAGTTTACAAATATCAGGCTCAAACCCAACACAACGTTCAGGCTCATTCTCAGGTAGCTTGATTTCAAATATAATAGATACATACACAAATATATTACCTGCTCAATATGTGGTAACAATAGATAGTGCATCTTATGGTTCACTATTAGCATCAGGTCAAACAAACCCTAATACATTATACTTTGTATCAGGTTCAGCAAATGGAACATCGGGTACTGCAGGTACATCAGGTACATCAGGATTAAATGGTGCTACGGGTGACAGATTTGCATCACAATCAACATCATCAATTTCTATTGGTGCAGCTGGTGATACTAGAACAATAAACATATCAGCATCATTACAATGGACACCTGGTCAACAGGCAATAGTTGCTAATAGTAATAGTAACAAAATGGAAGTTAGTGTTATCTCATACAATATTGTAAGTGGGGTAATGAACTTTGTTATTGATAC